TATCGCAAACATTGGCTCATCGCCCATATACTGAGTATCAGGATCGCGAGGATTCAACGTTTTGACTAGGGAAAAGTCAGTTGCTGACTTCTTTGCTGCTTTTTTGATCATAGATGCTCCGAAATTCAAGTTGTAATAGCATTATATATGATTCTCCATTTATTGTCAAGCCTATTCCGATAAATACATTATGCTTCATACACCCCAAATAGCTTAAGGAGGACGCCGTGCCCCGCCTATCACTTTACCGCCCAAATAAACAAAATGACTATCGATTTATGGACAGAACCATATCGGAAATGTTTACCGTTGGCGGCACAGATTTATACATTCATAAATATCTAGGGCCAACAGATCAGGGTCCATCCGCAGATTATACTCAACCACAGTATGACGCCTTGAACCCAAACAATATTCAAGATTTGCTATTTTTAGAAAACAGAGATCGAACATATGCTCCCGATATTTATCGGTTGCGTGGGCATTACAATGTCCAGAATTTAGATTTTGACTTAAGTCAATTTGGTTTATTTTTGAACAATGATATTATTTTCATCACTATCCACTACAATGATATGATTAACATTGTTGGGCGTAAGTTAATGGTAGGTGATGTGTTAGAGTTACCTCATTTACTAGATTACAATCCATTAAAAGAAACAATTCCGGTAGCATTGAAACGCTTCTATCAAATCACTGATACAAACTACGCAAGCGAGGGATTTTCTCAAACTTGGTATCCACATATATGGCGAATTAAATGTGAACCATTAGTCGATAGCCAAGAGTTCTCACAAATATTGGAAGCCCCTATTAATCTAGATAACTATCTTGGATTATGGGAAGCTGGTAAAACATACCCTGCAGGGTATGTAATTACATATGGTGATAAGAATTATCTTGCATTACAAGATGTACCAATTGGAGCTGATCCTCCGGATCCCGATTATTGGCAACTAGATACGGCTGATAATTTGAAAGATATTCTCGCCACCTACAATCAAAACATTAGTATTAATGATGCTGCGTTATTAGAAGCTCAACGCATTGTACCTAAAGCAGGCTATGACCGCAGCAAGCTTTATATCGTACCAACTTACGGCGAGGATTCAGGAAAACTAGATCAGCCAGCGCCACCTATCGATGTCATTACTAGTTATTCAACCGCTAGTGGTTCTGTCGTAGGCAGTGTTGTGATAGTGAATAATCCAAACTTTAAGAATCCCAGTCCCGTTATTCAAATCAAGCAAGAAGCGTTGACTAGTATCAAGGATAATACAATTGCGCCGGCTGACGTATTACGCAAGTTTATAACAACCAGCTTGCAATTAGTAAAGTTAGCTCCTGAACGAATGGGCTCAGGTTCCGGGCCAGTTACTGGTGAGACTGTCATAGCTTTAACTTCTCTCGGAACCATTACAGGACCTTACGGTACGGCTGACAACACCTATGCAACTGCTGATCAAAACCCCGAACTACCCGGATTTACGGGAACTATTACTTCGGTCATGGACTATCGGGCTGATTGCGATCCAAGATTTCAATATATTGCTAGATCAAGCCCAAGATCATTTGGATATACTACTGGTTATCTAGATGGCACCGATCAAGCACCAAACGGATTCCCAACAGGAGCTGGTATTGCATTCCCTGCAAATCCAGTAGTAGGGGATTATTTTTTACGCATTGATTATTTCCCTCAACTGTTATATCGTTGGGACGGTAATGTATGGGTTAGAATTTCTAGTAATGTTCGTACTGAGACAGGATTCACTGCTAGTAACACCTCGCAACTATCTGGATTTATTAATAATAGCAACGTTACTGTTATGACAAATGGCACAACAGTACCACAAAGTCAGCCTCTATCAGCTATTCTAAAGTTAGCTCCGGACAATTTGCCACCAATACCCTGATATCATAAATACATATAACATTAAAGGTAACTAAATTGGCACAATTCTTCTATGATAGCCAGGTCCGTAGGTTTCTGATACAATTCGCTAAAATTTTCAGTTCATGGTCTGTAACTAAAGGTAAGGACCCGGCGGGTAACAACATTTTAGTTAGAGTGCCTATTATGTACGGTGATAGTAGTAGACAAGCATCTACTATTATCGCAAAAAATAGCGCCAGTAATTTACCTAGTGCACCTCTAATTTCATACTACATTACAGGATTGGAATATGATCAACGTAGAACACAAGACCCAACTTTTGTCGATAGAATAAATGTACGCCAACGCGCTTACAATTCAGAGACTCAATCGTATGAACAAATTCAAGGACAAGCATTTACAATTGAACGGTTAATGCCTGTACCATGGACACTGCGTATCACAGTTGACTTTTGGACTACTAATTACAATCAAAAACTAGAATTAATAGAACAATTAGGGACATTGTTTAATCCTTCACTGGAGATACAAAGCACTGATAATTTTATTGATTGGACATCATTATCAGTAGTCTATCAAGATGGATTAACTTTTTCTAGCCGCGTGATCCCGCAAGGTACCACTAATCCTATCGATGTGATGACTTGGAAGTTCTATATGCCCATATGGATAACTACTGCATCGAAACTTAAAAAGATGGGCGTTATTGAAAAGATTATTGCTTCAATATTTCAAGGGACTGCGCTACAGGATATACAGGATGAAGACCTGTTGTTGGGCACTAGACAAAAAATTACACCGTATGGGTATAAATTATTATTAGTAGGAAATTCGTTACAGTTATTGCCCGCTGATGCTGCCTTCGATCCACCAAATACCACGCTAACTGACCCACCTGCACCTAATACAAGTTTATATTGGTCTAGTTTATTAAACGTATATGGTACGTTACGGCCGGGCATTTCACAAATCTGGTTACAAAATCCATATATGGATACTGAGATAGTTGGTACTATTGTACCTGATCCGTTAGACGACAGATTTTTAATATATAACATTGACGCCGAGACCTTGCCACAAAATACACTTGAACCGGTTGATAGTGTAGTGAACCCGTTATTAACTGGTCCTAACGCAGGATTGCCGGCTGCTATTAATGGCACACGTTATATTATTGTTGAAGATATCGGGTCTGACACCACGACAACTGTAGCGTGGGGGAATTTAGTTGCGTATTCTAATGATATTATCGAGTATGATTCTGTGGCAGGCGAATGGTTTGTATCTTTTGCTGCTAATGAGACAACCACTGTAGAATATGTTACCAATCTTACGACTGCCATTCAATATCGATTTATCGATGATACGTGGATGAAATCAGTAGATGGGTTTTATGCTGCCGGCGACTATTCAATCGTTATCTAATCAATGACCCATACCGCCGCCGGGGTATTTTTTCACTCTACTGCTACCAATCGATATCTATATCTCATGCGTACTGACGCTAAAAATCCTAATAACTGGGGAATACCCGGTGGTAAAATAGAAGGTGATGAGACGTTATTAGAGGGGATAGAAAGGGAATGCAATGAAGAAATCGGATACTTCCCTAAAGAGTTAAAGTTAGTACCCATCCAAAAGTTTGTAAATCACGATTTTACATACCACACCTTCTTTTGCCGAGTCGAGAAAGAATTTGTTCCCATATTAAATGATGAGCATTGTGGGTATGCTTGGGTAGGCGATAACCAGTATCCCAAACCATTGCATCCAGGCTTGTTCAACACTGTGAATTTTGATGTAGTTCAAGCAAAGCTAAAGATACTTACAAAAAAAGAGACCTAAGTCTCTTTTTGTTATTTCAGCAATTTTGCTATCGTGTCGAAGCCGAGACTTCCGATCACGATGCCTGCCCCCATCATCATCCATCTCCATTTTTCCAATGATAATATCTTTTCAGCCATTGATTTATGGGCGCTAGTACTTACGTCCTTCATTTCTTTCAAAATAGCGTGAGTATCTTCGGTACGTTTTATACTAGAGGAATTCATATCCTTCAAGTCCTGTTTAATTTCACCTACTCTATCTTCGATGTTTTGCACTTGGACTTGAAGGACGGCTACGTCTGTTACTGGATCTTGAGATTGTACTACTCTAACGGCCGACATAATACTTTTTATGCGTTAGCGATTGTTACAATCGGATAAGGCTGCGCGTTCGCTGCGTTAGCAGCAATTGCTGTATTGAATGTAGCGAATATGGGTGTCGCATTACCAAATACAATATTACCTGTAGCAATTGGGCCAGATGTAGCAGTAAACAACTCACCAGTGTGGTCAGACAAGCTTTGAATATTCTGCGTAGCTGAGTTAGCATAAGTCGCAATAACGCGCATGGTGTTTGCTGTTAATGCAGTGTTCGCGGCAACGTTGGCCATGAAGCATTGAGCTGTCAATCCAGTAGTTGCACCAGTTACTAGATACTTCTGTTTACCTTTTTGACGAACAATGAAACCTGCTTCATTTGTGGCATATATATAAGGTAATCCAACTGCATTTACTAATGATGCTGGGCCTGCCAAATATGCAACCTGTTGTCTTGCGGTAGTCGCTGCTGTATTTGCAGACATTTGAACTTCCGGTCCACCTATTGAGGTTGACACTGTAAATGCATCAGCATTTGCAATATTCTTAACAAAATAAGTTGTTCCTGCTGCTAAAGTACCGATGTTAGCAATAAACTGAACTGGTTTGTTAACGGTTAAATCAGTAGCATCCGCTGATGACACACCAATGATATTGCCTGTTACAACAGTATTTGCTACGGTCACATCTATGTTACCGGTAGATGCGACAAAACCAACAGTTGAGTAATCAGTAGATGTGCCATTAATATTAGCTGTACCTACTTGAAGTGAAGTATCTGCTGGCAAGTCACCATCAAAATTAGTATTGGCATCTCCGAATACTAATGCACTACCAGTAGACGCATATATTGTACCAGTTCCAGACTGCCCAATCGAGACACGGGTTAAGACCTGCGGACCATAAATACCGGTATTTCCGCCGACCACGCTGTATGTATTAGCAGATCCGGTTGGGTTGTTGAATCCACTATCAACTACCCCGACTGTCAATGATACTGTAACAGGGCCGGCTGCAGACAAGTTGACCGGCGTAGATGTTGGATTTGCATTTAATGGTGTTGAAGATACTGTAAATGTATTAATACTTAATACCTTTAGCACCCAATACGTTGTTCCACCAACTAAACCACCGATTGATGAGGCCGGTACGAATGGCATGCCGGCAATAACGCCTGCATACTCTGGATTATCTACGGTAGGCTGACTAAGATTCTGACTGACAGTAACATAATCTCCGGCAGCATCAGTATCGGTTAATGTTAAGATAGCTTGCGCTTTAGCAATTTTTAGAGGACGTCCCATTTGATTTTCCTTTGAGTTGTTGTGAGTTCCATTTCACTACGCAGTGGGTACTGCATAAACTCCCCGAATGAGAGTATATTATGTATTTATATAAAAACGTATATTTTAAGAAGTAGGTCCACCTGTTGCCGGAGTAGCGTTAACACCCGTTGTACCGGTATTAAGATGAGTAGCTCCTAATTCAGTAATAGTGAATAATGTATTTGCGCTGGCTGCACTTAGATAAGATACAATATTACCTTGACCAACTATAACACTATTAAGTATTGTGTTTGGCGGAACCAGTTGACTATTAGCAGTTGCTACTGTATATGCTACCCCATATGGATTGTATCTAGTATTTGCGCCAGCAATAGCTACTGCGGCATTTGCCGTTAATGTTAAATGTGTATTATCTACTATTGTTGAAACAATTCCTACTGAATTACCCGCAGTATTACCTAACCAGTAGCCTACTGCTAATTCAGTTGTAAACAACGTACCCGACCCAGTAACATTTGGGCTAGTTGTGGCACACGTTACAGTGCCGGTCGCTGCAACATTAGGGTAACTTGTTGTGTATTGAATTGCCGCATTAGAAGTTGCAATTCTTATTTTATCTGTGGCTATGTTTGCAGAGACTGATGGGGTTGCGCTGTTTGCTGTATATGCGTATGATGCCATTTTATTATTCCTATATTCTATTTATTATTATAATCTACCGACGGCAACTTCAATTATGCCTTCACCGGTGAAGTCTACTAACGCCTTTCCAATCACACTGCCCATAATGGGCGAAGACGCTGGTCTTGCAAACCCATTACCACCTGATATAAGCATATCGCCTTTACGAATTGATCCTCGCACCTTGCAAGGAACTCTACCTTGTAACGCAATAGCAACCACGTGCTCACCTACACATTGTGAATTCATAGCATAAGCAGGATTTGTAGATACTACCCCGGCAACTCTAGCAGTGGAGTCTTCGGCTATGGTAACTTCTTCCAGGCCGCCGAACTCTAACACTGTACCAGCCGCATAAGGTGCGTCAGCAGTATAATACTCTGCTAAGTCAGCGTATGTAGCATTTAATCTCGACCCAGCAGTTAATGACCAGTTGCCCGTTATGCTTCCTGCAGTAATATTGGCGCCTGTCGTTAATGTAGTGAGCAATACTGTCCCTGATACATTAAGCGTACCTGTGACGTTAGCACCAGTACCAGTTACTACTATGATGTTTGCATTACCTGCGGAGCTGATGTTTACATTACCATTAACTGCTGGTATACCAACATTTGAGGTGCCATTAGCGTGTACACCAATTAAGTTGCCGGAAGTAGTATTACCGGTTACTGATAAACTAGACAGTGTCCCTACTGAAGTAATATTGGGTTGTGCAGCAGTGGTGACAGTACCCGCAGTAGTTGCGCTAGTAGCTGCTCCACTCAAAGCACCAACAAAGGTAGTTGCTATCAACGCACCATTAGCAATATTAGCCGAGAAACCACTATTTGCTGCGTGAGCATAGTTACCTGTAATGTTACCATTTACAAATATAGGGTAGAATGTGCCGGTAGTTTGTGCGGTAACCACTCCGAAATCAGCGACATTCGCGTAATTAACATTAAGATTTGCAACTCGGGTGGTGCTAGTTACTGTGAGTGGTGCTGTACCAATAGCAACATTAGATACCAAGAAACTAGCTGTTATATTGCCTGCTGTAGCGAAATTACCACTAGTAGTTGTACCGGTTACTGATAAGCTAGATAGTGTACCAACTGAAGTAATGTTGGGCTGCGCTGCTGTAGTTAATGTGCCCGCATAAAAGTTTGAGGTAGTTAAGTTACCAAGATTCGCATTACCTGCAGAGATATTCCCAGTAACAACCAGCGATGTTAGGGTACCCACCGATGTGATGTTGGGCTGCGCTGCTGTAGTTAATGTACCGGTAAATAGCGTAGCTGACAATGCTCCTGTTGCTACATTAAATGATAGATTTGTGTTAGCTGCGTGTGCTAAATTACCAGAAGTAGCATTACCAAACAACGGATAGAAAGTACCGGTAGTCTGTAAAGTAACCTGTCCATATAATGATACATTGGCTGCTAAGTTTGCCACGGGGGTTGTACTGGTTACCGTGAGTGGTGCTGTACCGGTCGCTATGTTTGAAGTTAACCTAGAAGAGGTTACTATTCCCGTGGCATTTAAGTTGCCTACATTTGCGTTACCATTGATAGTAACGAGATTGGTATTATAATCCCAAGTAAAATCAGAATCCCCATCCAATATGTTATTATTATTGAACTGAACCATTGTATTAGAGCCGCCTGCAGCCGTCGTTCCTGAGCCGCCGACAGCAGAAATAACCCTACCACCTGTAGCATATACTGTGCAGGATCCACTCGCAGTAGTGAGACTAAAAGTAGTCCCACCCAATGTTTCAGAAATAGTAATCTGTGCACCGGTGGGTTTAGTTTTAACATAATATGTTGTTCCTGCCACAATTTCGCCGAACGTTGTACCTGTAAATACGATAGGATCATTAACAGTGAATGCTGTACTGCTGACAACGGCAATAATATTGGTTCCCACTGTGGTCGCAGTTGCAGTAGTGTATGGGAAGGTACCGTAACCACTAGAATTCACCGATACTGTTAGTCCAACATCAGTATAAAGAGCAAAGGTATTAGCGGTTAATACATTTGCGTAATAGCTTTGTCCATTAACTTCTGTCATACCAATGACACCGGTAATGGTAATATCTGAACTGTCTACAAAGAAATTGTCTTGCGTTGTAGTGACAACTGCCGGATTAGCTTGTGTAATGTTTTCAATGTATGCAGTAATCGTAGACTTTGGAGTCCAAGCTAGATTACCTGTACCGTCTGTTTCTAACACATATCCAATAGCACCACCGTCTATTTTGACATTAGAAACATCGCCCAAGGTAATCAATCCACCTACATTGCCACCACGATTAGTCCAATTTGTTCCGTTAAACGCTAGTACCTGTCCATTGGCTACGTTTGGACCGTCAATGTCTAAATTACCAGTCGCGCCTGATATTTGACTAAAGCTAATATCAGAATAAGAAGTTAATACTTCAATATTTTCATTCGGGGTCGTTTTACCAATAAACAACCGTTTAGAATCCGTTGCCCAACCAAATTCAGCTTCGTCAAGCTGTGGCAGGTCAACGATATTACCTGATCGCTGCTGTATTTTCGAAATTTGGATTATGGACATAGATGTAATTTCTTTATATTACATCTATTTATCATCAAACCTTAAAGGAAGCGCAAGTAATATTGTTCAACCCTTTTAAACCATATATCTGTATATTTGTCAAATTCCGTACCCTCAACTATAAATTCCTGATATTCATTATCTGCCGAACACATAAAAATCACACCCTTATGGATGTTAGTCCCGTGAACCTCGTTATGGGCGTTAGCATAAGCACATAGTTGTACAAAATAATCTTCAATCCATTCACGCTTTTTAGGTTTGTTGGTTTGCTTATGATCCATAATAGCATCTGCACCATCGTGTACTCCAACCAAGTCCGTCGTGCCTGCATAGATTTTAGGAAAGTACAATGGAACTTCAG